TACGTGATGAGCTCCCCAGAGTTCTGCTGCCCCGGCGGACTCGTGAACAAGTCGCCGTCGCCGGTCTGGATAAGACGGTGCACTGAGGTGAACGTTACACCTACGATAGCGTAGGCGTGGCGCTCCTTCCCAGGAACCAAGGCCATGGTATGATCGCGGACACATCCATTTACATAGAGGTCCTTGACCATGCCCTTCTCGAATCTATCGCGGGCGTTGAGAGACCAGTCGTACCCTTGAATGTCCGTAGACATAATGGGGTGACCGAGCTCGTGAACGGCGCGAGTGAGCTTCTTGAACAAGGCGTTGGTCTCCGACTGCGTGGTGAGGTCAAGGCGGGTCGCGGTGGGTAGGCCATCTTGAAGCTGCTCCGATGCCAAGGAGTTGCCTAGGATTACGCGGAGCACGAGGTTCGTGATGACTGAGACCTGAGCGATGAGGCGGGGCTGTTTGCCAATCTTTCGCGGCTCACCCTTGATCCCGAGTAACACGGGATCGGTGTAGCCGTTCTTGACGAGGTGGACTGCCCATGCATCATGCTCGGCGCGACTGAGGTCGTAGAGGGATTCGTCGTAGACACGCTTACCCAGCTCATGGAGCTTGGCTAGGCGGTAGCAGACGATCTCATAGATCTCTAGCTTGTGGTTGTCGAGGCCGGAATTGTTAGGCGTTAAGAAGCAGAGGGGCGCACCAGGGGTTTTGGTCATATCGATCATGGCATAAGCCTGGTCGAAGGCACTAAACCTCAGTTTGCCCGTTGCATCAAAGAACCTGTCATAGTCCTGCTGAGTCGGGGGGTAGTGGGTCTTGATAAAGTCAAAATTAAGCGGGGAGGAGATATCGGTAGAGAATTCGCCCGGGATAACCCGGTTGTTGAGAGCGGTTAAAATGGAGGAGACGGGAGTCTTGCAGTTCATTGCATAAAAGAACTCACCGAGGCCGAGGGCAAGATGCTCTTCGCCAAGGGTGGGCTCTTTTCGACCTTTCCTCTTTTGCCGGGCTTTGCTGGAGCCGACGAGGTGGAGGCCGGGGCTGAACTGGGTTGGCTCGACGAAGGCAAGGTGTCCGGGGTTGCCGAAGACGATGCCGCCATAGAGCTCTTCATTTGCCTTGTACTGAGCGAGTCCCTCACCCCGAAATCCGCCTCCGTCGTCACGCACGCTATGTATTTGCGCAACGACGGGGCGGACTCGAGGTTGGAGAGGTTGCCTCCGTACCCCGTGCGCTCGCGAAAGTCGCGGATCGTACGGTTGTACTCATCGGAGCCAATCTCATACCCCTGAGCATCGAGGTCTTTAAGCTCTCTGCGGAGGGAGTGGAACTCACTGACGTCATCAATGGCAAGGTCGCGGATCTCTTCGAAGTACTTCTTGTACTTGTACGAGGCAAACTGCGCCCTGGAGTAGTCCGTCATGACGTCGGCGAAATCGCCGAGATCGAAGCGGACGTCGTACTGAGACGAGTCCAGAGACGACTCAAGGTTTACTGCAGGCCCGTCGTCGCGGTCGGGGTCGATAAATCGAGGGACGGCGCTGTGGGCGAAGAGATTTGCGGGGGTGAACCAATTGGTCCCAGCCGCGGTATCGGAACCCCCGTGAACCCCCACAAAGCGCCCATTCTGAATCACGGCGCATCCGGAGGAACCACTGTGAGTGGAAGCCCGGTGTCCGAGAAGCTTGGGGTCTGAGTAGAGGGTAACAGCGCCGATCGCTTGGAGAGCGTCGACGCCATTGAGGGTGTACAATACCGTGACGGGACGTCCCCTTGTGGCCGCGGACGCCTTGATAGCGCTCGCTCCGAGGACTGAGCCGAGGTTAAGGGGGGCCCTCGCGTAGGCAAGGTCCCGCATACACAGGAACTCCGTCGTCGGAATGGTGATGCCCTTACCGTTGCGGTAGATCACGACGCGAGTCATATTCTCGATGACGTGAGTAGCCGTGATGATAAAGAGCTGGCCTGAGGTATCCTTCACGTAACTGGCATTCCCTAGGAAGCCGTGCTCCGTGTCTAAGACACCTAACATGTGGGGTTTGGTCTCAGTCACCGTTGGAGTTGAATCCCTGATCGCCATCTCGTGCTTAGCTGGTTCAGGGGAGCGGAGGATGACGCGCGTGCCGTTGGCATACACTACGCTCTCAATCACTCCCTGAATGACTTCAGTACGGATGGTTGCCTCAATGTCCTGCTGAGCAGGCTTAAAGAGGCTGACCGAGGAGGGGTCGGTGACACGATGAAGGAGCGTCACTGCTAACGTAGTCAACAGAGTCAGCGCCACATCGGATGTTGTGAAAGCCACGGTCAAGGTGACG